CTGGTTGTGTAGCTATAAGCTCATGTATAGACTTAGCTGTACGATTGAACTTATCAAGCTTACTCTTGTCTTTAGCAACGGAGGGCTGGTAAAGACGAGCAATAAACTCTTCAACCTTAGGTTCCTTGTATTTTTTCTTAGCAAGGTACTCAGACTGCTCTTTGAATGCAGCTAACTGTATGTCAGCTAGTCCTAGAGCATGCTCTGCCTTAGACATAACGTCTTCACTGAACTCACTGACGTGAGCTACACGAAAACGCTGGTTAGACTTAGCATCGTTGAGTGCCATGGTAAGAGTATTATTGCAGACCACACGGATCGGTGTAAACATGATCGTTAACGCCTTACCCCATATATGAGGATGTGAGATCAGCAAATGCCCTTCGACATCATCACCGCCTGGTAATGTAAAGCCTTTGCGAATATTAGCAAGACCCCATACCTGACGACCGTTGTCTAAGGAGCCTGCTGTATCCATAAACATATCACCAGCCTTACAGAACTTGTTAAAGAACTTAAAGACCTCTCTGTTTTGGATAGGTGTATAGTTCTTACCGCAAGGACCTAAGACGGTATTATCAGATTCTCTGACTAGTAGATTCCAGTCAGGAGAGATATGATACTTACCGGCGTTAGTGTCTTTGTAGTAAGCAGGTCGTTTGCTAACAATCCAGTCAAGGCCAGCCTCTTTGAGCATTTGATCAGGGGACAAACCGTCCTTGACCTTACGCCCTAAGCCGTGCCATGGTGTCTTGCCGGCATACGCCATAGTTTCTACCATATGTGACATAACTTTCTCCTTTATTGTCAATTATTACTTGTAATTCTATTATATCATATCGTTAATCACGAGTGAAAACAGATTTACACTGATTTACAGACACTTCATTCTGTTGATCAGACTTCGGCGTCAATAAATTCTTTTGTTCGTGCTTACACTTGATAAGCATCGCCATTAGTAGACCTGGGATTGTACGACACTCACGCTCTGCTGCAATCTTTAGTGCCTTGTGCAGCCTCTTTGGTATGTTGAGCGTGGACCGCTTCTCTTTCTGATACTTAATGGCGCGTCTTTGAGTCGTTTTGTCCATGTATTATTCCTAATGTCTTTAATTCGCGGTAAATCATCTCTGTAAGTATGTCAGGGGCAGTATAGATCGGTTGTGTAGTGATCAGGTTGCCATTTTCACGGTACATGAGCTTAATTTTTACGTGTTCATCATCTTCTGCGTCATAAGAAACGTCGCAGCGTACTAATTCGATTGTGTCAGCCATAGTTTTCTCCTGTTAATTCATTGTAGCACGTATTGGGGTAAAAAGGCCAATATGATCTGCAGGCCTCTATATATATGATTTCTATACACTTTATTGGCCTATTGTATTTATTGGACCGTTTAACATAAAAAGAATATTTTTTCTGAATTATTTCCTTATATAGAGATCTAATCTTCATACCATTTCTTCTTATAATCTTCTGGTAAAGTACCTAGTTTTGTATAATCCTTACTGTTCCTGCCGCCTTTGCTGACGCTTGTGTCGATATCTGGCAGCCATGCAGGATCTGGATCATCAATAAGCCTGTGTACCGCACGTGTACCCTGTTCTTGCAGGTCACGTAGGATACAAGCCTGGTCTATGTCTTCATAGTTAGTAAGATTACGATCGAGATTGGCAAAGTAATCTTCGTTGTTTTTAACATATTTGTAGTAGTATTTAGCCATACTATTCTCCTTTCTGTGTACTATAGTACCATTGTATCACAATTTGTACCCGAAGGGCATTACTGATTGTCTTCTCGCCGGCTCTATAAAACTGCAAAAAGATCAAAAAAAAGACTGCCGCACTCATAATGCGACAGCCCCTGAGAAAAAGCTACTTGGATTTAACAAGCAACTTATTATCCGTCATGTTTTTAATGTAGTAAGCAAATATCCTGTAAGGTTCCTGCCTAGTCCATTTTTTACCGTTTTTCTTAGTTTCGGCCTCGTGTAGTTTTTTCATAGCTTCTTCAATATCAGCTTTGACATGCGGTTTATTATACTGGATGCCATACTTAGTTATTGTAGTAGCGATGCATTTAGCTTGCGGCGGCATAGCTCTATCCCAGTTCTCGACTTTTGTATAGTCGAAGAACGTGAACGTAGTAGCAGTCGCTTTACGCTTTACCTCTTTTTTAACAACTGGCTTTGCAGCTGCTTGAGGCTTCATGTTGATAGTTTGCGGTTGCATAACTTTCTCCTTTCTAATAATGCGGGCAAAACCAATTTTACCTGCTAAAGCCATTATATTCTGATTATGTCCGGGTGTACACAAAATAGGGCTAAAAGTGGCATATTTTTTACCGCTTCCACAATTGATTAAAAATCAAGTTTTATAGGGCGCAGGCGCCATGGATTGAGGTGATCTGACTGAGGGCGAGGGTCCTAAGTGTTTGATTTATATACACTTTTTAACGGACTGGTGGCACGGCCTTTGCATGCTACAGCAGGGCCCTAAGTTATTGATTAATATACACTTTTTTTCTGCTTCGGGAACCCCTTTTTTCAGGCCCTTCTCTGGGGGCTCGTGGCCCTAGTTCCCCTCCCCGCCGCTCGCCGGCATTCGGCGGCTTTCCGCGCGCCCTACTCTGCCTGCCTGTAGCAGATACGCCGAAGCGGTGTCATGTTGTACAAGGTCAAATTGTAACTATGCTAGTGCATAGGCAATACCTCCTGGCTTATCGCCCTAGTTATAAGTGTGCTACATGCTCAACCCATATGCTATCTTCAGTAAGCTTAACTCGCTGATCAAGCACAGAGGCACGGAGCGACGGATCATTCATAACGAAATCACGAAGCTCCTCAGCTGTAGCGCCGTCATGCACGCCATAAACCTCTACCTCAGCGCGTGAGATGTAGGTTATGACGACTTTCTTGACTGCTGCCATAGTTGTCTCCTACGTTAGTGGCACGTCCATGTGCCGTTATTTGTCCTATTTCTCAATGTGCTTCACAACACCATTGTCTATCATGTCTGCACGATAGTAAGTGAAGATAAGCAACGGACGTTGACGAGTCTTAAGAATACCTTGATCCCTAAGCTCAGTCATACGAGCCTTGACTTGCTTAATAGTCACCTCACCTTGAAGACCGATGTTAAGCACTATATCTCTAGCTTGCTTAGGCAAACCACGTAATAGCTTTTTCTCATCAGCCTTAATTTGAGCTGGTGTCATGAAGATGTAGTTATGATATCTCATAATTACCTCCATAACGTTAGTTAAATACTAGCTGTCATACAGCCAGTGCCATTATACCGATCACCGTCCATAAGATGAGGATGATCAGCATCATCATGATATCGTTTAACATGATGTACCTCCTGTCTTTCGACATTAGTTATTAGTCATCTAAGAATAGATTTGCTACTGCGATAGCAAACAATACAAAGAATACATACATAAGCATCATAAGTATTTCCATGGCATACCTCCTATATAGTTAGTTAATCTTTTCCCGATAGGGCCCCCGGGGGCATAAATACCGTCACCCGTTAGCCTTATCACCAACCCAGTAATTCTGTCGGGGCCATTTTGCCATCTGACATTATCCGACAATAAATGTGTACAACGTAAGTAATAAATGTTATAAATACAATTATGGCAGACAAAGGCGGCAAGAGACCAGGTGCAGGTAGACCTAAAGGTGCAATTAATAAACGATCTAAAGAACTAACTGAAAGGTTAGATGATCTAGGCGTAGACCCTATTGAGGGCATGGCCATGATTAGTGCAGACCCTACTACAAGCCCTGAACTAAAATTTCAATGTTTTAAGGAGCTAGCTCAATACATAGCCCCTAAACGTAAAGCCGTAGAACAGCACACAACAGGAGATGTGACAATAGAAGTTGTCAACTTCCAAGATTTAGATGAAGATCAGAATTCCTCATGATTGGAAACCGCGTGGCTATCAGCTTCCTTTATGGAAGTTTTTAGAAGACGGCGGTAAACGAGCTGTAGCTGTATGGCACAGACGTGCTGGCAAAGATTTAGCAAGTATTAACTGGTGCGCAGTATCTGCACTTAAACGACCAGGACTATACTGGCATTTATTTCCCACATATAACCAAGGACGAAAGATCGCGTGGGACGGTATGACCAGGGACGGTCGCAAGTTTATTGACCACTTTCCTAAAGAACTTGTAGAAAGCAAGAACAATACGGAGATGCGGTTAACCTTAAAAAATGGCTCTATCTACCAAGTTGTAGGTACCGACAACGTTGACAGACTGATAGGTGCCAACCCAGTTGGAGTGATATTCTCCGAGTACTCGGTTCAAGACCCACGGGCCTGGGAATATATTAGACCGATCTTGGCAGAGAACGACGGCTGGGCCGTATTTATATATACAGCTAGGGGACGTAACCATGGTTACGATTTAATGACAATGGCTAGAGGTAACGAAAAGTGGTTTAGTCAAAGTCTGTCAGTCGAAGATACGAGAGCTGTTAGTCAAGAGGCAATCCAAGATGAACGAGATTCTGGTATGCCTGAAGAAATGATTCAACAAGAGTTCTACTGCTCTTTTGATGCTCCGCTTGTCGGGTCTTATTATGGAAACCTTATGGCAAAAGCCTTAGCAGACCGTAGAATCGTCAAGGTACCGTATGACCCCCTCCTAGATGTGCATACGTCCTGGGACCTTGGTATGGGAGACTCGACAAGTATTATCTTCTTTCAGCATTACTTTAATGAGATACGGATTATAGATTATTATGAAAACTCAGGAGAAGGTCTAGCTCACTATGCAAAAGTATTAAGAGAAAAAGAATATGTATACGGGGACCACATCGCCCCACACGATATTAAGGTACGTGAAATGAGTACAGGCAGATCAAGACTAGAATCTGCTAGAGAACTAGGAATTAAGTTTAGAGTAACACCTAATCTAAGGATAGATGACGGGATAGAAGCTGCAAGGACTATTATCCCTAGATGTTACTTTGACGAAGATAAGTGTAGCTTGCTTATAGAAGCTATGAGACAATACCGTAAAGACTTTGATGAAAAGAACAAGACGTTTAAGGATAAACCTCTACATGATTGGACAAGTCATGCCTGTGATGCTTTTAGATATTTAGCATTAGGTATGAGACATAAGCAGGACTCGAGGATGAAGGATTTACCTCGTCAGGCTGATGGAGACTATTCAATATTAGCATAGAAGTAAGACCTGCAGAGCCAGGCGACATAAAAGAGATTATAGAGCTAGGTTACCGTATGCACCAAGAGTCACACTTTAAAACTCTTGATTTTGACCCAGATAAGCTAAAACAGTTACTTATGGCGTTCTGTCACGATCAGTTTGTCTATATAGCAATCTACAATAATCAGATAATAGGGGTGTTCATTGGCTTTATAACAGAGTACTATTTTGGTAAAGACTTATATGCATCAGACCTGACATATTACGTCGATCGAACAAAAAGAGGGTCAGTTGCTGCGGTCAAACTATTTAGAGAGTTTGAAACATGGGCTATAAAAAAAGGCGCAAAAAGAATAAACCCGGCTACGTCAACTGGTATTAATCCCGAAAGAACTAAGAAGTTTTATGAACGGATGGGATATACAGTTACAGGACATACTTATAACAAGGAGGTAAACAATGGGTAGTGCAGTTAGATCAGTTACAAAGTTAGTTACAAGACCACTTCAATCAATAGGCATATTGCCTAAATCACCAAGCATGCCAGCACCTCCACCTGCGCCCTTGGCTCCTGAACCTAAAGCTGCAATGCAAGATGCTTCAGGCATGGTAAAAAAAGCATATGTCGCAAAACGTGGCAGACGATCTACTATAATGACTTCTCCTCAAGGTTTAACAACTGAAGAGGAAATAACTAAGAAAAAACTATTAGGAACGGAGAGATAATATGCCAGGACATTACGGTAAAAAATCAGGTAAAACTACTTTGACAGGTAGAAATAAAACTTTAGCTAAAAAGTTTGGTGACCCTAACAAGATAACAAGAGGTGACATCATAACTGCAGTTAAAAACAAAAAGAGAGGTAAAGCATAATGGCAAAGAGACCAGGACTATACGCTAACATACACGCGAAACGTAAAAGAATCAAAGCAGGCTCAGGAGAGAAGATGCGTAAGAAAGGTGCTAAAGGTGCACCTACAGCCGCTGACTTTAGAAG